TTGGAAATATCAGAGCTTGTGAAGGTTCTGATTTAAAAAATTCTATCTTATCGCCTATCTGAAACTCAGTGCCTCCATCATTGTCGTGTAAATTATATATTATTGATACTTGATTGTCGGCTACATTATCTTGATGAAATTCAGTTTGACTGTTTGAATGATACCAATTCCAATACACTCTTCTCACTCTGTTGTATTTTAAAAATGCATTATGACTTATTGCATCTAATATTACGTTTGCATAAATATTCAAACTGTCTATTTGAAATGAGGGGTTGCCGTCACTAAAAGAAGTAACAACAAAACCACTATCCATTTTATTTTTGCTTTTTGACAAACCAACATCACTACCAAATCCCCAAGATGTAGATAAGTATAACAAATCTATTATTCTGTTATTAGTAGTAAAAGGTATTTCTGTTTCTACCTTATTAATCATTGAACTTTACAAAAAACTTGTCCAATATTAAATACCAACAACCATTTATGAGTGGTTCAATAACAGCTACTAAACCTGCCTCAAAAATAGAAGCACCTGTAAGAGAATACACAACACACATTGATATTATAATGTGTCCTAAAGTGTAAACAATTGCTCTACCTAACGATGTTGTTGCTACTAGTTTGAATATGCCTTGTTGAAATTCAGTCATAATTAACTCCAATTTATTTTATATTTATCTTCAAGCCAATTATAAGTATTAATCAACTCGTCTTTTAGTTTGTTACATAATGTTTTTGGCACTGTGTCTTTTTTACCTTTGTTATAAAAAGGTAAAGGACAAGGTAAATCAATAGGACTTACACCAATAAAATGCAACAATTTCTTCCAACAATTTAATGTATCTGTAAACAAATCTTCACTTCGCATAATTAAAATTTGTTTATCAGAAAAGAATTTCTTATATCTTTTTAATTGCTCATCGTATCTACTTCTACTTAAATAAGAATGTTTTTGGTAGCTGTAGTCAGATCGATTTATTCTATGTGGTTCTGCAGCAAAAGCATCTTCAATACCTAAAGTCTCGTAACCTTTATTTTTTGCGTGAAAATACTGTGAGATAGCTCGCTCCACAGGATCTCGTAAGAGGACAATGAGCCGTGCATTGGGTACATTATCATATATTCTTTCTGGTGCGTGTTTATGAAATAGGTAAAAAGGTGTTACTTCACCTCGCAACTGTGAAGGGTGTGCTTGTAAAAAATGTTCTTGATACCAAGATAAAGGTTTATCATAGTTTTTACTAAAATAATGCGTCTCTTTTGGTGTGCTAAGAAACATTCCTGAATGTCTACGCAACAGATGATACAAACTTGTAGTACCACCCTTTTGAGTGCCTACAACTAAAAAATTAGGAAGGCCACTAACACCAATATTGTACTTCATTGTCCTCAAACCTTATTGCATCACCAACTGTTCCCTCGCCTTGACATACTGAACAGATATGTGTGTTATCTGCGGCTATTGGTTTGTTTTGATCTGTGCGAACATATCCATTACCGTTACATTCTTCACATATCATATTTTTATTTTTAGTCATTTTACCTCCTCTGCTTGTTTAATTGACTTAAAAATTTGATAAGCTATCTGGGGAACTATTGAGTTACCCAAAGACTTAATCCTACCTACTCTACCTTTGTCCAATCCATAGGATACCCCATCAGGAACTCCACAAATGTTGGATTGAGTTTCCCACCAGGTGTATTGTTTTTCATCATCTTTACCGGAAGTGAATCTGAGTTCCTCCTCTGATAACCTTGGCTTACTGTTGTGTCCTTGTAATCTCTTTGTGTTGGTGTAGGAAACATCTTGCTTTCCTCTTGCACTTGTATTCTCAAAGCCTTGGGTATTGTTTTCCCTTGAGCCTTGTGTTTCTTCGCTCTTCTCTCCCAACTTTCCAGACTCTCTGAGCAATTGTCTTTCGCTACAGGAGTTGGATACATCTTCATCTGTTCCTCTTTCTGAACTGCATGTCGTAGAGCGTAATGCAGATTGATTCCCTCTTTTTTCTTTTTCTCTGCTCTTTTCTCCCAATTCTCTATGTCCTCTGATGGATTCGTTGCTCCATCGTTGGTGTTGGGAGTTGGATACATCTTCTTGTTCTCCAGATACATCATCGCATCTTGAAGTCTTGCTCCATAGGTCATATGAGGCTTGTTCTTTTTCCTCAGAATAAAACCTCCAGATTTTGTTCTTTCTACTCTGTCTGGTTGAGGTGTGTTCACATTCGTTGCTGTTGGACTTGGAAATAAAATTTTGTCGGCTAGAGCTGGGTTGCCCCTCTCTTTCCTGTGTTGACTTCCCTTGATGTTGTTGGGGCCGATTCGTGAGTCTTGAGTCGTGGGTGTTGGATACATCGTTGGAGTCCACTCGATGGGATACAGTGTTGTCATCTCCTTGTCGTATTTTATTTCTTTCAGATGAGGTTTTATCATCTCCCAATCCTCTGGACTTGGATAACTGAAACATTTGTCTTTTCTGAACCAATGTTCTATCGTTGTTTTCTTTATCTCTACTTGCTTGTTCAATTGTGCCACTGTCGTTTGACTCTTGAGATACTTCACAAACATCTGTGGTGGTGGTAGGTTTTTCCTCGTTACCATCGTGTGGTCTTGATATGTCTTCATCAACTCTGGGTTTCGTTTTATTTCCTCTATCATCACTTGATCTGCTAATGTTATTTGTACTCTTTCTCCAGAGGCTCTCGTTGTCTTTCCTTGCATCATCTTCGTTGCGTGTTTCAAACTGTCTTCCTTCGAGTCCATTGTCGTTGGTGTGCGATACATTGCCATTGTCTCTGGATCTACTTGCTCCCTCAGATTTGATGGACGAGTTCTCCCCTTCCTGTGGCCTTGTTGAAGTTTGATTGTACCCTCCTTGCTCCTGGGAGGTAGATGATCCATCGTGTTGGGAGTGGCCCACAATCCAGACTCTTTTTCTTTGGTGCCATGCACCGATGCCGCTAGCTGGAATAACAAGACATTGGACTTGGAAACCCTCTTTTTCCAAATCAGTTTGCACCTGTCTGAGTACCATGCCGTTTTGGATGTTAACAAGTCCGTCAACATTTTCGCCAACAAACCATCGGGGTTTGTAAAGGGACACGACTCTAATAGTTTCATCCCAGAGATAGCGGTCATCGTCTGTTCCTCTTCGTTTTCCTGCGACTGAGAAGGGTTGACAGGGGAATCCTCCGGAAACAATGTCAACTGACTCAAAGGTTTCTCTTTTGACATCTCTTATATCTCCAATGATTGGTGTGTTAGGCCAATGTTTTCGTAATACTTTTTGACAAAATGCATCTTTTTCTACAAATCCTATTGTTTCTATATTATTATATTCTGCACCTAAACTAAAGCCACCAATACCAGAAAATAAATCTAAGAGTTTCATTTTTTATTTATATATGTCCCACTTATTCAATTTGTATTTATTATACCAGACTGAAGGTTTATTACATTTAGCTGCACGAAACTCTCGCAGTGGGTATTTTTTTTTATACACATCAATAAGTTCAACAATTGCATTTTCACAATTACTGACGAGGTGGTCTGGATAATGTTTCATATAAAGTTTGTCATTTAACTCAAACCAAAGTGTTACAATAAACCAATCAAACATCTATACCTAAACTTTCTCTGGCTTTTTGTCGTATGATGAATGTTTTCTCATCGTAACAACCCCAACCTTGAACATCTATGTTATTCTCTTGCTCGTACATTTCAACTTTATCCCAAATTTTGTCTACATTACAGGCTTCAAGTTCACCATATACGACTTCCTCACCACTATATAAAAATAAAATTAAAATCCACTTCATTCTATCTCTCTAGCAAAGACATAAAGAGATTCGTCCCAATAAGGACATCTATGAACAGTTAAAGCTTTCATCTTCTTACCATTATACTCGAATTCACTATCCATTATAAGTTCTAGGTGCTCTGGTAATGAAATATGTATACCTTTTTTATAATCATCGTGAGCTATTGAGGTATCTAAATACCCGGTGCCATATCTTTTGGTATCAACAAAAGCTAGAAAAGGTGCCCAACGAAGTTGTTTTTCTTGAGAGTTATTTGCTTTATCCATTTTGAGTAGCCACTAACTTTTTTTTAAGGTCTTCAACTTTTAAACCTTCTTTTTTTGCTAAATATTTAATGTAATCATCTACTAATTTTGCAATTTGAGAGGCAGGTGCTCTGTGTTTTAGTTTTCCTAAACCTTTCAATAAGTTATAATCAGCTACTCTGACAGCTACTGATTTCCATCTATTCGGATCCATAATATTCCTTTCTGTTAAGTTAATTATATTAAGATATAGATAATATAGGATATGTCAAGAAGAATTGACAAAACATCAAAAATAACTTATTATATACTAAGGAGATATATGAATATGGATACTTTAATAGCTGAAAAAATGGCTTTAGAAGCTCAGTGGAACTTCATGTATACAAGCACAGGAGTATATTCTATTGAGATGAAAGATATCGAAAAAAAAATTGATACGATTAAAGGACGTATGATTTTAAAAGATATAGCCTCAGCAAAAAATATTACGTAGCTTCACCAAAGTTTGAACCAAGTGCTACATCTACCACACTTGGAACATTGAGTTCCACGCAACCCTCCATCGCACTTTTGATTTTATCAACATCTTCTTCGAGCACATTAAAACAAAGTTCATCGTGTATTTGTAATAAAGGCAAGTAACCAATTTCATTACATTTGACTAAGGCTTGTTTAGTTTGATCTGCGGCAGAGCCTTGAATTAATCTATTCAATGCCTTGTAAGTAAAAGCTCTTTTTATATTGTTACGACCATATTTAGCACTAGCATTTTCAAAAGTTTCTGGTGTGTGTATACCAAAATCTTTTGGCTCCCACATATCAAACCTACATTTACGACCTAATTTTGTTCTTATAACACCCTCCTCATTAGCTTTCTTCATACATCTATCAGATAACATTTTTACAAAAGGTGCTCTTCTATTAAACTTTCCAATCAAAGCACTAGCCTCATCAAAACCAAGGCCAAGCATATTAGCTAATTTGTTTTTACCCATACCATACATCAAACCTAATCCAATTGTTTTTGCTTGCTTACGATCAATCCCAACTAAATCTGCCACAGTCTGATGAAAATCAGCATCTGCATTGGCATAAGCCTCAACCAATTCTTGTGACCCCTCATAGCCTTCTCCAATACTAGAGGCATAATGAACCACTAAACGTGGTTCTTGTTGTGAGTAATCAAAACTACCCCATCTGTAGCCTTCTTCTGGTAAAAACAAACCTCTAATCATAGGTCCAAACTCTTTGTTGCGAGCTGGTAATTGTTGTAAGTTAGGATTTGACATACTTAATCTACCACTAACAGTACCTCCAGAATCATTACGAAGTTGTTGTATCTCTGCATGTATTCTACCTTTGTTCTCAAACTTCAGTATCGAATTAAGGAAAGTGTTTCTAAATTTATTTAATTCTCTAGCACTTACAATACACCTTGAAATCTCGTGTTCAGAATTAGATAACCAATTTTGTGTGAAACTAGGCTCACCTGATTTAGAAGTCTTTGGATAATCAATACCTAATTTGTCAAAAGCAAAACCTATTTGCCTGGCTGCCCAAATATCAATGTCTTTACCAACAAGTTTTTTTATACGAAATAAGACTTGTTTTTCTTTTTCTGCAAATTGTTTTTGTAATATATTAGCTTTTTCTAAATCTACTCTAATCCCTCTTTTTCGCATATCAATTAAGATAGGCAATAATTTTTTTTCTAATTCCCAAATTGTTTCTAAATTCTGTTTATAGATCTCGTGTTTAAATCTTTGCCATAACAAGTAAGTTAATCGTGCATCTTGCTCTGCATAAAAACCAACATGCTCTGCTGGTAACATCCACATCTCTTGTTTAGGATCTACACCGTGAGCTTTTGCGGCCTCTACCAAATCAGTTTCTGCTTTTAATTCTCCAATATAATCTTTCGCTAAAGAATTTAATTTATAAGTATATCTATTCTCATCAATTAGAGCACCAGCAACCATAGTATCAATAATTTCACCTTTGACATCGATACCATAAGCTTTCAACCACCCTACATCATATTGAGCATTGTGAAAAATTTTAGCACAAGGTAAAGCACAAATGTCATGCATATATTTCAACACTTGCTCTTTGATTAAATTACCACCACCAAAATGACCAAAAGGATAGTAAGCCTGCCACCCCTCAGTAGCAACTGCAAAACCTATTATTTCACCAGCACCTGTAGCCCAACCAGCACCTAAACCTTGATTAATACCTTCGTCTTTGGTTTCTAAATCAATCGCAATTTCTTTCGCATCACTAAGGTCTTTGTACTCACTAGGAGCACTCCACATATGCTTTTTAAAATTAAATGTTAATTGTAAACTAGTCATTATCTTTTGTAAAATTTACGAGTCGAGTGCAATACCATTGTAGTTTTTGATAATCTTGTGACTCTTTGCCTTTATGCTTTGCTCTCCAAGTGTATTTTATAATCTGTCCCTTAAGATATCCCAAGAACTCCTCTGTAGTCAAGGCGGCTTCAATTGCATCAATACATTCTATTTTACCTTTACGATAATGTGACGGAAAGTTAACTTCATCCATAATCATACTCCTGTAAATAAATTAAATAGTCTTTGCCAATAGGATAATTAAATTGATGATCTGTTGACAAGATATGCAAGGTATCTTTTGCACGAGTTACCGCAGTGTAATATACTCGTTTTTCATCTGATTTTTCATCTCTATTCTTTCTGTCAAAAGTTGAGGCATAGTTAGTCTTTGAGTATATAAGAACATTATTAGCCTCACCACCTTTTACTGAATGTATTGTATCAATAACTATATCAGGTTCGCTTGATAATTTTTTATGACCATAATTTTTGAGAAGCTGAACAAAATAGACGACTTGATTATCTTTAAAATTTCTTTTTAAAACTTCCCACCAAGTTTTTTTTAAGTAACTATCATCCATATCTAAACCTGCCCAATCTCGTAAATCCTTTAAACTAAACAATTGTGTTTCAGGAATAGTCTGCCAAAACTTTACTGTTCTAAAATCATAATCTTTTAATTCTCTTATATATTTATACATATTTTCTGCTGAATCACGAGTTATTTTTTTATTATTAGTGAGTGCAGTCCAAGCTCTGATTGCATCCCATTGTTTAGAATCAAAACTTTTTGTACCTTTATTATCAGAAAAATATAAACCAGCATCTTTCGCGGCCATTCTTAATTCATTGACTGTTGAACGCACTCTACCCAATATATACCAAGTGCCATCTAATTTATGAAAAGGCACTTCATTAAATTTTAAATATCTATTTACAGTACCTTTTTTTGGTAAACATTCATAATCTTTGCGAACACTATCAAAAATACCTTGTCGTATTATCTGAGAAAATTTATAAATTTGTTCACCAAAACGCCTAGTTTGTCGAAGTATAACTTTGCGACCAGGAAAATAAGTAGTAAAATATTTTGGATCTGCACCATTCCATTTGTAAATACCTTGATCATCATCACCAGCTAAATATATACGTTCAACTTTATCAGACATTTTATAAATTACAGACCATTGTAAGGGTGTAAAATCTTGAGCTTCGTCTAAAATTAAGACTTTAAGCGGAGGGAAATCTACTTCATCTATCGCTCTTTCAATCATATCTGTAAAATCAATGAAGGACTCTTTCTTATAGTGTTCATATGTATCAACTTTTCTTAAAAATATATCAAGTGAATCTCGTTTATAGCTTTCATTTTTATATACCAATTGAGGTTCTTGGAGCGTGTTTCGTGCTTTATCATACACACCTAATGACCAATCCTTATATTGAAAATTATCGTCAGATAAACGATTGTCTGAAGTTTTAATAATCTTAGCTTGCAAGGCATAGTCAAGCATACAATCTTTTGGATCAAAAACCTCTTCCTCAAAATATCTCCTACAATACTTATGTAATGTTTTAAATCTTTGAAAATCATCTGTTGTATATTGTGTAAATGTAGACAAGGCTCTATCACGAGCTGTATCAACTGCTTTATTTGTAAAAGATATAAAGGCAATATCTTTAGGATGAGTGCCCTTTGCTAAATGTTTTTTCAATACTCTTTCAATAAGGGTGTGTGTTTTACCCGTACCAGGAGGGCCGAAAATTTTAATTGTCTTTCTGTGCAGACTCTTTTGTTTTTGAATTCCTGAATTTATCATGATACCTTTCATCCATTTCACTTTCATCTTTTTCTACTTTTTTCTTGATACTTTGATGACTTACAAAGTTAGGCATCTCAACATACCATACATTTTTCTCACCTTCTTTGTAGTCTGCTCTATCACAACCTAACATACGTAAAGCATCTGTCGTAGTGTTAAAGGTGCGAGCTGCATTTTTTTTTAAGAAACGATCCAAAGTTAGTTTCTTAAAATAACAAATATTTGTTTTAGAATCTAAAACCACATAACCATCCTTCAATTTTTCAAACTTATCTTGTTCAATGTGTGATTCAAAAAAGTCTTTAAGTACAGAATACCGCTCTTCTTCAACAGTGTCTTTATACTGATGGTCAGTAGACTCAATAGATTTATCTACAATTGTTTTCATCAACAATTCAAAGGGACTTGGGCCTTTACGAGGTTTTGGTAGTGTTAGCCAATATACTCGATGTCTTAACAGTTTCACCCTAAAATTCTTTTCATCTTTCATATCCTCTGGTGTAACACTTATGCGTTGACCTTTATAATCAAACTCATACCATATATTTTTAGTATCTTGTATATAGTTTATATTATCAAAAAATTCTATAATTTCTGGCACTGCATCACCAATGCCAAGTCTTCTTGTTTTACATAATTCCTTGTTACAGATTGGCCCATATTCTGGATGTTTAGGAGGACATTGAAATTCATAGCCTCCTTTGTGGACTGATTTTGCAAGTTGCGATACTTCATTCTTGCCTAATGGAGTTGTAAAAATTTGTACATTACGTTCTTGTGCAGTCTCTTCTAACTGTTGCACAGAGAGGGTAGAGTTTTTTTTCATTTCTAAAACTAAAACATTAAACAAAAAATTGTTACGATTATTACCACTCCACCCCTCTTGAATTAGTTTTTGTACACAAGGAGGATAATGTTTCCACTCACCTTCAGCCTCATACTCTTGCACCTTAAAATTAAAAAAATCATTTGGTTTTATTTGTTTTTCTTTTGCTAATTTTATAAAACTTCCAATCATTAATGGGTTATTGTTTGAGTCAAATGCAAACTCCATCGTAGCATTCATATTGTGGTAGGGCATATTGACTGCTTTGTTACAAGGAAAAACTTCTTGTGCTAAAAAATACTGTGTGTTTATTTCAGATAATTTTTCTACTACCTTTTTTATGTCAGCAAGTTCAGTAAAAAATACAAAAATGTGAAGGCCTCCAGACTTTGACTTTACAGGTACAAAGGGTAGACTATATTTTTTAATTATTTCAACATACTTTTTTTCTGAATAGTCTTTGTAATTGTTAGGGTCTACATCAATGCAACCCCATTTACACTGACCTTCAACTTCGGGTTTTAATCCTAGTCGTAATGTACCTTCAAGATGTTGTTTCCAAATATCCTCAGTCACAGGTTCGTGAACCGTGATATAGTTAGCTTGCTTTTTGCCTCTCTCATCGTCCTCTCCCGTAAGAGAGGACTTGAGATATCGAGAGTCATCGCCTTGAAACAACGACAACAATTCCTTGTGCATTAGAAAGGAACGTCTTCTTTAGTGTCTGCTGTTTCAATTGTTTTACCTTCTGTAAATTCTACTTTACCAAAGATATCAGACTCTTTAGCTCCTTGATAAAAACCTTTAGTAATTTCAAGTGTGCCTTGGTCTTCGGGTTTATCAAGAAATCTGCTAAACTCAATTTCCCAACCATACCAACTGTTACCATTACCTTGTTCCTTGTTGGTTGTAAGTTTATAAACACTTGCCCAAGAAGGAGGTATGAAATAGCCATTTTTACCTTTCATTCTTTTTGATTGCATCATAGAATTCCATAGTTTGGATTTCTTTTTTTGTGTTGACTTCATTGCTATCAAAGCACTCTCAATAGGATTAAAGTCTTTATCAAGTATATAGACAAAGTGATTACCTGTATCCTCAACATAGTGACCATTTTCAAGTCTATCTTTACCATCATCACCTCTTGATGTTTTACCAACCGCTTTTTCTTGAGCTTGCAGACTTGTGTACTGAGCTGCGGGTCTACCTGGACTATCGCCACGATCTGCCCACTCGTTCCAAGTGTTGATAAAAAGACAAGGCACAACATAGACACCTTCTTTGCTTTTGTACAAAGAGCCTGTGATCTCATTATAGATGTCTCCTTGTTTTGCCTTTTCATTATACCTTGCGTCACTGTCATCAAGTACAGGCGAATTAGCATAAAGTATTTTTAAGATAGGTAGTTTAGTATCACGAGCTGTGATGTTTTCTGTACCTTGACCAGAAAATTCTTCCAGATTTGTAAGAGTTGGAAGTGACTCTTTTTTATTTGCGACTTCATTCATGTTTATCTCCTTATTTTTTGATTGTAGTCTTGTTTGAGACATAAACCCCAAATAAATCCATTGGAAGGTTACGACCATTTTGGATTTCATCTCTGACGAATCCTTTCAAAGTCATTGGTTCCACTTTCTTTTTTTGAGATACATTATATCCCTTGTTGCTTAAATCCTCGACAAGAGTGTTTGCCTCACTGTCTTCAGATTTACCAAATGTCAATGACACTTGATTCTTGATTAAATCCCCATGGCCATTGTCACTTAGCCATTTAAAGGCCTCATCAACTTTTGACTTAGGAATTTTTGCAGCATAGAAAGGTTTAACTTCAACAGATGAACCATCTGCTAATTTTAACATTGCTATACCTGCTTGTTGCATTAAATTAGGAATCTCTTGCTCAGAAAGCAAACGCTCTTTTTCTTCAAGATTTTTAAGGTTTTCTTGACACTTGATTATTTGTTTCTGAAGATCCAATAAGTCATTACATTTATCAGCGATGTCACCAGAGGTTTCTGTATTGACTTTGATGACTGCTTCTTGTTCTAAATCCATAGGGACCTCCTTTTTTTTATAGTTCATTTTACTATTAAATTTTTTTTGTTGTTTTGTCAAATAAAAAATTATAGGATATTAACTTAAATGATTATGGATAAATATATTTACAAAACAGAACCCTACGAACATCAACGACAAGCCTTGATAGAAGGGGCAAACAGAAAAGAGTTTGCATATTTTATGGAAATGGGTACTGGAAAAACAAAAGTTACAATTGATAATCTTGCTTACTTGTACTTACAAAAAAAAATAAATCTTGTTGTTGTTATAGCACCAAACTCTGTTTACCATAATTGGGCGAAAGAAATCGACATACATTGTCCTTGTGAAACAAACATTTACATACATAAGGTACACAAGAAATTTGAAGTAAAAGAGGATAAATTAAATTTTTATTTGATAAATGTTGAGGCTTTTTCGCATGCATCAGGAGTAAAAACTCTTGAAAGCATTGTGAATTTATACAGTGCAAGTATGTGTATCGTTATAGACGAAGCTACATCTATAAAGAACAGACAAGCCAAACGCACAAAAAATATATGCAAAGTATCGAAACAGTCACTTTACAAAAGAATTCTAACAGGCTCTCCAATTACTAAATCTCCCTTAGATTTGTTTAGCCAATGTGAATTTCTCAAACCTGGTATACTTGGTTTTACAAACTTCTATGCTTTTCGTGCACGATACTCAGTAATGAAACAAATTCAAATAGGTGCTAACAAAAATCTTTTAATACCTTTATACTATCAACATTTGGAAGAATTAGAAAACAAAATAAAATCTTTTTCCTTTCGTGTGAGAAAAGAAGAATGTCTTGATTTACCACCTAAAATTTATGAAAGACGAGATATTAAATTATCTGATCAACAAGTAAAATTATATAATTCTCTCAAAGAAAATTGTCGTGCAATCATAGAAGATGAAATGGCATCCTATAATAATAAACTTACAGAAATCCTCAAGCTACAACAAGTATGCAATGGTTTTCTTAAAACAGATGATGGTGAAACAAAAGAAGTAACAAATGCAAAACTTACAGAATTAATAAATATACTTGATGAGGTTGATGGTAAAGTAATTATTTGGGCGAATTTTGTATATAACATTGAGAACATTATTAAAACACTGGAAGACAAGTTTGGACAAATGTCTGTCGTATCTATATATGGAGATATTGCTGTTGAAGCTCGAAACTCAGCAGTCGTTAACTTTCAAGAGAACAAAAATGTTAGATTTTTTGTGGGTAATCCAAGCACTGGAGGTTACGGCCTCAACCTTACCAAAGCTAGCACAGTGATATATTTTAGTAATTCATTTAATTTAGAGATCAGACAACAGTCAGAAGATAGAGCACATAGGATTGGTCAAGATAATAAAGTTACATATATTGATTTGATTGCAAAAAATACAATTGATGAGTTTGTTATCAAAAGTTTAAATCAAAAACTTACTTTAAGTGCTCAAACTTTAGGTGAAGAAGTTTTAAAATTTTTATAATATTTATCTACCCTTGCAAACCATTTCTTTTCATACTCTGCTAATAATTCTTCATTGACCAAAAACCCTTGATACAATAAATCTTTGGTGCATACACAAATTAATCCTTGTTGAATGTCGCCAAAGTTTTTTTTGTGAGCAAGTGCATATGCAGCAATTTGATAATAATAATCCTCAATCCATTCTTCTCGTTTAGGTTTATTGGATTGTTTAAAATCAAGTATAGTTGGTTTCCCATCATACTCACAAACAACATCACTAGAACCTGCCCATTGATCTTCATAATTCAAAGTAACCTCTGTCCCATATACTTTTGTAAACTTACCTAAATTTGAAATTATAGTATGTGCCATCATACGAGGTAAAGCACCTGACTTTGATAAATTTATATAACCTTTACCATTTAAATATTGTTCAAGGATATAATGCATCTCTGTACCTCTAGTTGCTGCTTGGTTCGTGATTCGTGAAGCCTCTTTATATCCTACTCGTTCTCTCCAATTGCTTAAAGCTTCTTGTTTTTCTTTACTTTGTGTTTTGTTTAAAATCGTGGTTACAGATGGTACTTTTACTTGTCCTACATTATAAGTTCTGCCAGACTCTTCATCATTTCTTGAATACTCTTTGTAGGAATATTTATTACTGATAATAAAACCAGATACTTCGAATTGTTTATTCTTTCTCTTTATCTGCATATAGATTATCAAAAGTAGTTTCCCAATCCATATAGCTGTCGTGACCCTCTGCACTATGAGTCCATTGACTTGGTATAAAATCTGGAGCACCTTTTCCTGTAACCCACATAGCAGGAGATGTGACTCTTACTCTATTGTTTGGTAAAGCAACAATACATCCTTGATAAGGTCCACTTGTTAATTCAAGTATATGCGATTGTTTATGTTGAGCTGGATCATCTGCTATTTCTGAACCAGTATAATCAACAGTAAAATAATATTTGCCAGTATAAAACTCTCCATCTATTTTACATTGCCAAGGACTACTCGATGTTCTATCAAATTTCATAACCTCAAAGTTTCTTGCTGAACAATCCCATGGTTGTGCCAGATGAGTCATTATTGGAGGAGGCATTACATCTAAAGGCTCGTCTGCCACAAGAGCAGTAATAGGCATTCTTGCCCACATTGCTCCACCATGAGGATTCTCAAGTCTATTCTCTTCGTCTTCGCAGCCAGTGAAAATGACTTGAAAACTTAAACACCTATCAGGAATACTAGTCACTGCACAAGCGAGTGCATGAATGTATTCACCTTGATATTTTCTGTGATTGTGTGTAAATTCTTTTCTGACCCAAACCTTAAAATAGGGTATGTTCTTAATAAGATATGCCATACCCCATAATAAGTTCTTAATTTAATAAAGCAAGTAAATTATGCTTTGCTCACTTTCATACCAAGCATCTTGGCAGCTTTTCTTAATGCAGCAACAGACATTTTTTTTGTCTTTGCACCAGATACTTTAGGAGGTGTCTTTTTGACTTTCATCATTCTTGTACCACCTTTTGAATAGCCTTTGGCCATTTTACCGCCCATAGCTTTCATCATTTTTGCTCCACCTTTGGCGTAGCCTTTTGATTTCATACCTTTTCTCATTATTATCTCCTTATAAGGTTATTTTAGTTAACTTCCTGTATTTTAGTTTATTTTAGGTAGGTAGTAAAGGTCATCTAGTATTAAAAAAACTCACTGACGGCTCTTAAAATCGTTCGTTTTTTCCCAGATTTTGGGCTAATTCAGCAACATTACAAGAAAAATAATTAATCCAATTAAAGTTACTGCAAGTAAACCATAAGCACAATTTACCATTAATTGTTCTCTTTCTGCTTTACGTTTTGCCTCTGCTGCAATTTTCTTTTTCCTAATATCAGTTCTAATTGCAACAAATTCACTCCAAGCACCCGGTGCTCCGTGCCAAGTAAATATTTCTCGTAATTGATTTTCCATATCGTGAACTTGTTTTAAAGCAAAATATGTATGTAGAGCTTCTTCGTTTGAAGAAGTAAACCATTTGCTTTTTTCTTTCTTATGTTCTTCTTCGACATCACTCATTTGTTTCACAAATTTTATGATGTGACCAGATAGGCTGTTTAATTCTTTTCCTACCTCGATCCCAGATTTAATTGCCCCAAAGGCAGCTGTCGCAATACTTATTGGATCCACGCTATAAGTCCTATTATTGTTATGATTATTGTGAGCATACCACTCATTAACCAAAATAACAACTTATCGACTTTCGAACCAAGCTTATCAATATCTGCGTGTATGTGAGCAAGGTGATTATTTTTTATTGAATTGACGTCTTTTTTCACACCCTCAATATGTCCATACAAAGATATTATATGCTCTTTAGTTGTTCTTGGTTCAGGCATTTTGTTTTCCTTGTGCTATCATTTGTCCAGATGGATCATTTGGAAATAATCCTGCATACTGTTGTGATCTGTCAGGTTGTACTGAAGCTATACCTTGAGCTTGTGGTGGTTGAACAGGTGGGGCCGAGGGTCGTGATGCAGGTTGCGTGGCAGGGGGTTGTTGCATAGCAAACATATCAACCGTAGGTTGTGATACATTACTTTGAGGTTGTATGTCCTCTTCTTTTGGAATTGGAAAGTTTTCTTGTATTGCATCAAACTCCTCTCCTTCAGGGACAGTTTCATAATCTATTTTAAAAGGCACACCCAATGATAGACCCATAGCATTCCTAAATGCTTTTGAACGTATTGGTTTGCCTGCGGCTTTTAGATATTCATCTAATAATTTTGGTTGTGTTAAAATATCAGCCATAGCTTCGTCCATCGCAATTCCAAGATATTTTAAAGCACCTGTAAACATTTTACCTTCTCTACTTAAAGGTCTAAATAAAACACCTCTAGCTATGTCAACTGCATATTGCGGTATATTAGCTGCCTCTTGTAAACCTTCAGTGCCTTTTACCACACGAGCACGAGTCATTAAATCAGTTGCATTTTTCACCTTTTCAAGGTTTTTAATATATTTTTTTCCTGCATCATCATTGAAAATAGCACGTAGTGTTTGACCATAACCTTCATCAGATGTATCAAGAAATTTTTTTAATTCTTTAAAAGACTGTGGTGTAATGCGACCTCTTTCATCCACTAGTTTTCGATAAAAATTTGCATGCACTTTTTCTCTAATTTGTTTCACAACTTCTGGTTTATCTTTTAAAATATTCATTATACTCTTTGCTTGAGTAGGATTATTTTTGTCCATCATATAATCATATACTTGACTTGGTCTCATTGAAGAGAGTTGACCTTTAGTAGATTTTTGAATATTTTGTAAAAGTCTTTCAGCTTTTTGTTTCGTTACAGTATTTACTTTTGTAAGATCACCAAGGGCATTTATTCTTGCAAATTCTCTATCACCAAAAAACTTTTTGACAGCATAGCCATAACCTTCCTCTGCATCCATAAAGGCTTTATGTCTATTTGCATCTGGGATTCCAGTTTCTGGATCAATGACTTCTTTTCTGTATTTACTTTCTACTGCATCACGCATAGTGGACATTGCATCAGGCCTTGATTTTAAAACGTCATAAGTTAAGTCAACATTTGTTCTATCCATATTTTGTGAACCTTTTTTGAAAACTTGTTTAAAAACGTCTTCATTACCTATTTTGACGGTGCCATCTCCAATTTGTACAATATCACTCAGAGTTCCTGCGAATTTATTTTTAAATGCCTCATACTTTTTTGATACAGCAATATAATCTTGTAGCCAAGGATCATCAGCACCTAGTTGGTTTTTAAACTCTTGCCTATAGGCTTTTTCTAATTTTTCAGGATATCCAGGAACTCCAAAATAATCACCATCTTTTCTCATTAAAGATGTTAAAGTTTGTTTGATGTCATCTAAACGTCTTTCACCTGGTTCAAGTTTAATTTGTTTTCCTGCATCATCTACAACTTTCAATCTTCTTAAAGGATTTTTAACAAGCTCATCAATTTTTGCTTTTGGAATGTCATTTGCCTCAAGTACATTTCTGAGACGAGCATACTCTGTAGCCACTGGCCCTTTTGGGTCTAAGGTAATTGTTCTTTTACCTCCTGTATTAAACAAAGCTGCATACTCATTAACTATATCTTTGTTTTGAGTTTTATAAATATCTTTTATTATACTACTTATTTCCACTCCTTTTGCTTTCGTATCACCAGATGCTAAATTTACAGTTTGGTTTGTAAGATTGGTTTCTGAATTTTGCATAGCATCAATCGCTACTTTTCTTCTAGGGTCAAGTCTTTTGTTAACAACATTTTGAATAAGTTTTCCGATTCTTTCTTTATGTGCAGGACTTGCACCAGAGAAATCAGTGATGCCCAAATTTTTTGCTTGTAGTTCTACATAAGCCTTCAGGGCGTCTGCTCTATCTTTATTAAATGTATCAAATCTACCTTGTAAACCATATTTATCATTATCCTCATAACGCTTTTGTTTCCTGAGCATTTTAGGGTTATTCATAACTTCACCTAAAGAAAAATGCAATCTCTCCTGTATATTTGCAAGAGATAATGTTTCATTCATTTCGTCTAATAATTTTTTTGTTTCATCTGCGTTTAATCTATTGTTCTTTATACTTGCAACAATATCAGGATCTATTCTGTGCCCCTTGGTTATACCTTTAATTAAATTAAATGTTTTTTCCATCGTAAGACCCCCTGCCGTAACAGCCGCATTAAGCATATCAAATTTTCCTCTTTTTTTAAGAGTATCAACGAAGCCATCATATCCTTTATTTACACCATAAAGTTGATTTCCTAAATATACACGTGCTGCATCACCAAATGCAGAACCATAACCAGATCCAATACCCGCTCCTACCATTGATGAAAAACCAGGGCCAAAGAAAGATGCTCCATATGATCCAAGTAGGCTCAGTGCTCCACCTGACTTACCTCCCTCAAGGGTACCAATTGTTGTGGCAGCTGGTATTGCAGTGAGTGGAGTGGATCCTAAAATTAAACCCATAGTGGCACCAATCGCATCAGGGACCATAACTATAGCATCTCCACCAAGACCTGCAACATCTTCTAAACCTGCACTTGGAGGATTCAATAATTGTTTTTTTCCTGTTTCTGGATTAATAAAAGCATACTCTCCTGTGTTTTCTTCGTAAAAGGGTTTAACGTCCTCACCAAACCTAGCTGATAACACATTACTTGCCGCTTGTAGTTTATCAGCGTCTAAGTCACCTAATGATTTTGCAAAAGCAACTTCAGCTGCCCCTTCATAAGCATCAGCACTTATATCATTTCTAATTGCTATCTCTTTGGTAGAATACGTAGGGTTTAAATCAATTGGATCATCTAAAAATTCTGTGGGAGAAAAGGCTACATTATCTCTTTCACCTTGTTTAGATGCAAAGTTATCATAGAAATCTCTATATCTTATATTGGACACTCGCGGAATAAACACCTTATTACCATTAGGTGCCATCGCTGAAAAAGGAACATTAATCGTGTTGTATGCATGTTTAGCAATTTCAAGATCATCCATCTTTTGTAGGTTTGGATCAAACTTTGAAAAGGCTTCAACATAATTTTTTTGACTTGCAAAAGGTCCATTAGGATTAAATTCTTTGTAAAAGTTTAAATAATCTGTATTTGGATTATCCTGTAACTCTAATTGATACAGATAATTAGTTACATCATGCCTATCCTGATTAGCCAAATCTGGATCAAGCTCCATCGCTTGATCTGTATTTTTATAAACGTTAAACCTATTAAATTTTCTTTTTATTTTTGATACAGAACCAGAGAATGGATTAAGTTCTCCTATTTTTTGTAAATTTTCTTTAGTTGCTTTTGTCATTAGAAAGGTTGACCTCCCGGAGGTGGTGGATTAGGGTTTGAGTTTGTTGGGTTTTGACCTGGTTTTAAAATTTGATTATTTTGTTGTTGACCAGATGGATTTCTTTTTTCTTGTTGACTAGCTGGTTCTACTTGAACAGGTCTGTTTCTTTTGAAAAGGTCTCTGTACATATTTAATTCTTCGTATTCTTTTGGTAAAGCTCCATACTTTCTTTCCCATTCCTTCATAGGTGCATCTATATCATTGAATAAAGTTTGCGATAGTTTTTGTCTTAAGCTTATTTCATCTGAAGTGCTACCAATAGAAGCCATCGCATTCTCAATATCACTTACAGAGAAACGGCCACCTTCTTCTCTTTGTTTAGCTTTAGCATAAGCTAGCTCAATTACTATAGAACGCAAACCAGCATCTAAGGCTCTAAATTTTTTACTTAAAATTGTTAAATTGACGTCGTCCTCAATAATATTAGTGTCGCCATAATCAGTCATAAGTTTTTCTTCCATTGAACCAACTTCAGCATTAGCTTTTGATTCACCCACACCTAATGATTTACGAGTGAATTGGTTTCTTATAAAACCTCCCAGACCAGCTGCAAACTCAGAAAAATTAGCAGTTTGACCTTCTCTAGCACCTTCATTAATATATCCTAATGCTATATCACCAAGGGATGCTAGATTTAAACTTTTGTTAAGTCGTGCTTCTAAAGCAAGTTTATCTTCGTGTTCCTTTTCAAATTCTTTCTTTTTTTGCTGGTCTAATAAAGCAGATTCCCTAGTGCTTGGTGGTTTAACATATTTTCTTTTATACCCCGGAACTTTTTCTGCCATATAATTATCTCTAAAAAATTCATTAGCTGTAATTTCAATAACAGTTTGGTTTGGGTCATTAGCGAGCATAGCAGATGTTCTACCTAAAAACCTTTCATCTGTTTGTGGATTAAAATCTTTAGTTGCAATTGACATAATGTTGGGTACACCATCCTTATCAAATTTGACAACATCAACTAATCCTTTTTCTTCAGTTCTAGCTTTTGTATGATACCTTGGATCATAAGATCCTTCTGGTATATAAATATTTTTACCTTTGCCACCGTCAGCTCTTGAATCAAAGACCCACATATTTTTACCTTTTTTTGTTTTGCAACAGCTAATTCAGCTTCAGCAGCTTTGACCTTTCCATAAAGTGTTGCATAGTCACCAACACCATAAGCAAAACCACTTGAAAGAGTTGCTCCTGGCTGAGCCAATCTTCTTGAAACTAAAGCAGCAAACATTCCTAATTGGTCACTTCTATTAAACAAACCCTCTTCTTTCACTTTTTTTTTGTCCTCTTCTAAAGTTGCTACCCTTTCTGCATCATTTTCAAGTCTTTGTTGATTTACCCTTCGATCAACAAAATTTGTGTTTGGATCCATTATAGGTCTTTCTGCACTCTCTTTTTTAATTGACATTATGCCTTGATCAAGTTCCTGCACCAATTGTTTGTCTTTAGAAAGAGCATCTTGATTTTGCATACCACTAACAACACTTTCTGTAATATTTACATCTTGAATTGGTGTTCTCTCTTTGATTTCAATATCTTCTTGCATGCCAGAAGGTTTTGTTACACGCATTATACCTTGATCATTGTTTGGTTGTTGTTGACTTTGATTGGCCATAGCCAACTGTTGAAAATCAATAGCAGCACCAGAACGAAAACCTTGTGGTTTGTTAAGTTGCATATATCTTTTTTGAAATAAAGGTCTAAGTAAAGTTTTATCCATACTTTACCCAAATGGTTTTAATAGTTGATATGCGGCATAAGCACCAAGTCCTGTTGAAGCGGCTTTGGCTAGTGGATCTACACCTGGTGCAGTCGTTTGAGTTACAGTAGATGCAGCAGTAGGTAGAGCTGTCATTATACCTTTTTGAAATTCTATTCTTTGATATGGCTCATAGGCTCTTGCTACTTCTGTTTGTCTTTGTGCTGTCAAAGCTTGTTGAGCTAATTGTTGTTGAACAGCTCCAGCTCTTGCCATTTCTTGTGATGCAGTAGCTTGTGTTTGAGCTTGAGCAGAACCTAAACGACCTAATTCGCTCGCTCCTTGTAGACCTGCTGTAAGCACTTGTCCTTGTTGAGTTTGAGCAGCTTTAAGAGCAGATTCATAACCTTGTCTTTGTGCCTCACCAATTGAACGTGCTCTGCCTGACTCAAGTTCACCTAGTGCAACACCTTCTCGTCCTCCACCAAAAGCACCTGCTTGAATAGCTTGAGTAGCAAGATTATTACGACCAATTTCTGCTTGTCTGTTTATCTCATCAGTTACAAAACTTTGATAAGGATTCATAAATCTCATTATGTCTGGCCCTTGTAGAGCAAGTTCTTGTGTACCTAAGACTGATGCAATACCTTCAGCAAAAGCTTGTTGACCTGCTTGAGGAAGATTTTGTGCTTGATCAAATTGTTGTTGTTGTAATGGAGATGCTCCTGCTACTTGAAACGAGGGCACACCTATTGGCACTGAGGATAAATCAACTGCCTCATCAAATAAAGCTAATTTACGAGCTTCAATTTCTGGTGCCTCTCTTTGTATTTGTGTTGTTTTAGAGGGTGTTGATGGAGCTGGAGCAGGTGCGGGTGCACTACCACCACCACCTTTACCATATTGTCTTAAACCAGTGCATTCATTTACTGTTCCTGAACCCCCTGCAAGTTTAAGTAGTAAAGCCTCGTCTTTATTTATATGTGCTAGTTCAGTATCACCACAAGTTCCCTTACCAGCAATATCTTTGTACAATACATTTAATAACCAAATTTTAATTTTATTTGGTACTATCTTAAGCAAAAATTTCATATGCATATCCTGTAAGTTTCATTGTTTGTTTTTGTTCTTTCAACACTTTAATCCATCCTTTTCTACCACAACATTCAATCATATCTAAGCCAAGACTTCGTGTATACTTAATAAAATAATCTTCTATTTCTTTAAGATAGTTACACACCTTCTTACCTCCAATAAATAAAAAACCTAAAACATTTTTTGCGGGATATATGACAACCTGTGTGACAATCACAGCAGTGACTTTTTTATTGTGCATAACCAAAAACATCGTCATTATACCTTGCTTCAAACGTCTGTAAGTAGTTTCAACAGTATGTCGTCCATTAGTCTGTCTTACTACTTTTTCAATCCAACCTTTTACACCATCCCAAAACACATCAATACAATCTATGTCAACTTGTTTTATTTCCATCATTTACAATATCATAAATCCTTTTTAATTGATCTTGTTGTTTATAAAAAAATTGTGCTCCTTTTCTTCTCATATCTTTAAAATCTTCTGGATTAGCTCCTTGCATAATACCCGCACCTAACACAGCATCTGCACGAGAAACAAATTCCCCATCAGCAAGTTGTGCTAACATTGTATCTTCATCTTTATCACCATTGCCAGAACCATCTTCTACATAACCTGTCGCTCTTACATAGTTAGTCGAGTCTTGTTCATCGTGATCTGATTTTGATGGTAGATAGTTTACTCCGCCTTCTCTAAAAGATGCAAGACCTCCCTGATTGGCATACATCATCTCTTGTCTGTCATAAATGTTTTCTGGTGTTAAAGGTTCTTCTTCATCTTCTGGATAAGGGTATGTGTCTTTTGTTCCTGCAAATCTTTCTTTTTGTCTTACAAGAGCATCTTTGTATTCTTCTTCTGAAAAAGCTCCTTCTGGTGTTTCACTGTATGGTTGCATTTTTGGTTGATTAGCCATACTTAACAATGTAGCGCCACCTGCAATTGTCGTAAATGGATTTTCTTTTATAAATTCACCAGCTTGACTTAATAGACCAGGTGAGGCTTGAGGTGCTCCTGACCCCACAACAGTTTCACCTACTTTTCTAATTGCTTGAGTTGCTGGATCACCCAAAGGCACTACATTTCCTGCTGCATCAACTGCACTAAATGTTCCTGCTGTAATACCCGGAGTCGCTTGTCCTAATGCTGCTGCTTTACCTCCCATAAAAGCTGGTACACCACCACC